CCGCAGCCTGCCCCGTCGGCGGTTTTTCGGCGGGGCTTTGAAAATCCGAAGGGGAATCTGAACAGATCTCCTTAAGGAGCTGCTTAAGATCGAGAACTTTCTTCTTTCTCTTAGCCTCTTCCTCCTTTTCGGAAATTTCATCGAGACCACGCTCCTCGTCCGCACTGATACGAAGAGGAACGGCGCCGGGCGCCGCGTTCTTATTAGACGCAAACCCGGAATAGTCTCCGGTACCAGCGGCATATGAAGCCTTGTCGAACCGTCGATCTTTGGCTGCAGCTCCTTGACGGCCACCCTCGTCGAACAAACGATTGTGGCGAGTGGGGGTTTCGTTTACTTTGGCGCTAAGCACGTCAAAGAAATTATCATCCTCCAACATCTCATGCATTTCTTCCATAAGGATAAACGCATTTTCGTCTCGGATCCTGCCGGTGTGAATTCCGGCCAAGTGAAGCTTTCCATTGGTCGCCCTCCGAAAGAGGCCGCATCCACTCCACCCGTGCTTAGTGGACAAAACATGCCCAAACACGTAAGGATTATCCGTGGGCCTTGTTGTGGCCTTTCCGGTAGACCTGTAAAAGCCAAGTCCGTCGCCATCTGGCTGCCCATAGCCGACCGACTCGAGAACGTCGTTAGACACGAGCCAACTACTAGAAGTCCTAGAGCAAGAAACGGCTGGGACCAGAGTAGGGTAAGTAGGGCATGCGGCCTTCGACATCTTGCTTTGATCAATCTCAAAACAACAGAAATCCAAGTCTGAATCCTTTTGACAGGGTGCCTTGATCCTGGCCTCTGGAACTTCCACAAACCTCTGACCTGCACTTCCGTGACTGTTAGCGGCCGAGAAATGAGATGCGCACACGTACACGTGTGTAGCCGTAACAACGTACAGCCTCTCTTTTCCATGAAGGTCGGTAATCTTTACGATTGTACCTTGCCCGACGAAGGAATAGTGGTTAGTGGTCTTATCATTGAAATAAAACATAACCTGAGTCCGAAGAATGTCGTTATTGACCTTCTCAATCTTTTTCGCTGGGTTGGATGGAAATGCCATCTCCTTGCGGGACGTTCCATTGTCTGGATCGTTTAAGGTGTGAATCTTCCTTCCGCGAAGATAAACACTAACGACTTTCTTGCCGTCAACTTGTTCATATTTCGCGGTAAGCGGATCTTCGCATCCATTAATCTCAACTGGAGGGCGCCAAAACACCATAAGGTTATACGCCATCCAAGGGAGCTCGCGCATAGTAATTCCGACGTTATTCGAAAACCTCTTAGTACTTCCGAAAAGCCTAGCAGTACCCACCACAACCGTGCATACCACCACATAAGTGAAATAAAGCAGAGCTGTAATGACGACCAGGTTGAAAACGAAAATCACCGAGTTTTGCTGTTGCCAAACCAAAACCGGGAGATCGTAAAAGGCCAAAGAAAAGACGAACGTTATCAAGGACGGCGTGGCCTTCAAGGCATTCCAAGCGACTTTGAGCGCCGCCAACCAAGTAACCTGAACCATCTCCTTCTGCTGCAGCCAAATCCACCTGTTAAAGGTGTAAAGCCACCTATCGAGGTAAGTGCTCCAATCCGTATTCGTTTGATTGGAAAACTCATCCTTGGGAAGGTTGATTTCTGGGTTTGGAAAAGACTCGTGAAAGGGAAATTCCGTAGACTTGTGCTCCCTCCACTTTTGAATCTTGTCGTCGACGGTGATCACAAGCTTTGGCTTAGAATCCATGGTGGAATTCCCCGCGATCTTGAGAGGAATCTCGAGGTCTGAAAACCAGTCAGTGGACTGGTGTAGGGTCGGTGCAATCCTAACAAAGTTAGTGGATGCTCCAAGGGAGAGAACGGACATGAGAATGGCCAGGGTCAGATGGGCTTTAATAACCCTCTGGATCCAGGCCTCTCTAGCCCTAGAATACTCTCTCTTCTGCCTCGCAATGTTGCGAGTGATGGCACTACGAACTGAGCTAGTGACCATAC